TCGCTCTGGCGGAATGCCGGATCGTTCTGGATTTTCGCCTGATTCGCCTCGATCGCCCGGTTCGTTGCGGCATCAGTTCCATATGTCGCGCCGCCATAACCCAACGACGGAGCTGGGCCCGAAGACGTGGCTGCATTTTTTACGGTGCTCGTCGTCGGTTGCGGGATTTGGTTTGATACACCCAGATTGTACCCGAGATTCTGCGTCAGGTACTTGTATTGGGCGCTCGTGTCCAGTCCCTTTGCCTGACGTTCGGCAATCACCTGCAATGTGCGTTCGATCTCGCTCTGGCGGAATGCCGGATCGTTCTGGATTTTCGCCTGATTCGCCTCGATCGCCCGGTTCGTTGCGGCATCAGTTCCATATGTCGCGCCGCCATAACCGGTTGAGGGCGCGGTTCCCGGCGACGTTGCCGCGTTTTTGACTGTGCTCGTCGGCTGCGGGATTGCGTTGGACGTGCTCGTGGACGGAGTTGTCGCCGGCTTCGGTACAGATTGATTCGTCTTGATCGCGTTTGCCCCGAGTCCCGCAAGCCCCGATGCCGGTTGCGGAACCGGTGTAGTCGATCCGGGTTTTATTACCGTTCCAGATTTCACCTTGACGGTGTTCGTCGCCATTTCAACACCCCCGAAAATAGCAAGAGCACCCTTTTCGGGGGTGCTCTGACTTAGTGTCGAATATAGAAAGAGCGCCTGAACAGGCGCCCCTTCGGGTTAAAGCTTATTCAATTCGTCGACCAGATGCTTTACATGCAGGGCGTTGCTATATGTTCCATAGCCACCGCGCATGATCCCGATCACTTCACCCGATTCGTTGACCATAACGCCGCCGCTGCTTCCCGGTTCTGTGTTGGCATTGCTGACTATCTCTGAGTAAATATCAAACCACAAAATTGACTGAATGCTACCCTCGCTGATCGTAAACCGCTGATCCGGATGCCCGAGAGCATATACCTTGTCGCCCTTCTTCGGCTCTGTGCTTGCGAGCTTCAGCGATGGATAACCGGGCATCCTGACCGCGGCGAGATCGGCGTCCGGATTGCTGATGACCAGCTCCGTTTTGACCGTCTCCACCTTGCCGCCGAAATGCACGCGGAGCGAATCGCTGTCGTCGACGACGTGATAGTTCGTGATCAGCAGATCGTTGTATATGAATCCTGACCCCTGTTCGAACGGCTGGCCGGCTGCATCCAGAGCGAACACCATCGGCACCGACTCACCGATCTTGTTCAACTCGGCCAGCGTGAGTCCGGGCTGCGACTCCGCCGGCGGCGCCTGCGTGGTGATCTTCGCCGTGCGCGTGCTGCCGTCCCATTCGACTTTTGCGCCCAACGCTTCAGCGATGGCTCGCAGCGGCAGCATCGTCGATCCGTCGATGATTTGACCCGGAACGGTCGATTTCACCTGTTGCCCGTTTACGATTACCTTGACGATCGGCCTGCCTTTATACAGCCCGTTAACTGCCGCATAAGCCGTGCTGCAGGCGAACAGGGAAAGGATGAGAGCGAATAGGATTTTTCGCTTCATGCCCGCACCTTCCTTGATAGCTTTATAGAGCTATTCTACCACAGGTGTCGGAAACTGTAACTATTCGCACGCACGCGGCGTGTTCAGGATCTCGTCGCGCTCCTGCTCGGTAATGCGTCCGAGTTGGTAAGCCCGCTCAAGCTGCTCGATAGTCAACCGGCATTGCAGCCACATCGACAGCAAGAAGTTTTTGTTCGGTTCAGACATCGTCACTCATTACCCCTCCCCTATCATTCGCATCAGTTCGAGTTCTTCCAGATACGCGATCCGGTCTGCAAGCGATGGCGGTTCCGGCGGTCGCGCAGCCCACTCCGCGTCCAGCTCTTCCTGCGACCGCTCGACCCGCTGACCGTTTACCCACCGGAACCGATACTGCCCGCGCTCGTTCCGCAGTGGTTCCGGCCACGCCTCGTGAAAGTGACGCGGCCCGTTTTCGAGCACGAGGATGTCGCCGTCCTGCGGCTGCTCGAACGCATCGCTGAAACCATGAATGATCTCCCCGGCCTCGTTCGTGCGGATGTAGTGGTTATAGCCTGTACGCATGGCGTGCCTCCTTAGAGTTCGGCGTCGGCGGTGTAATGGAACACCAAGTCCGAAGAATTGGTGGAATCTGCCGTTCCACCAACAAACCCGGACACGCCTACCCGTGAAAGAGATGCGGTCTTGCCATTTGCGCCTTTATACACCATTCCCGGTGCACCTGCACCGTCGTACAAAGTCACAGTCGGAGCAATCCTTTTGGCAACCTTGAACTGAACGGGAATGTAAATCGGATTTGTTGTTGGCACCCCGGAATTGAATTGAATCATGCCATTGGTATTTGTTGAACCAGGCGCAATATCAAGGTCGTAACTCTTTTCGTAATACCGCTGGCACAGCACCAATTCCTCCGCAAAACTGCGCGGCTGGTATGGCAGGGCCACGTCTCCGGCGCAAAGCTGGACTTGAGCGATATAGTAGTTCGTTAATGGAGCGGAGGAGCTGATGCGAATCGGTTGTACATAAAGCATGCTATTTTGTCCGATTATTTTTCCGGCAATCGAAGGGACGTTAAATGTAACGGAGTACCTTTGCCAGCTCGTGGTTAGTGCGATCGGATACTCCAATACCCCCACTTGTGCCGAACCGCCTGTTCCGAAAATCTGGAACATTGCTGATGTGACTTGACTTCCGGTGGTTGGGACATCTGCTCTTGCGTAAAACGATAGAGTTGCTTTTTGGCCTGCAAACGTTCTAACATCCTCGACTCTTTGGCCGAATACAATGGCTCCAACTGACGTTGCAGATACCGAAATTTTTGTAAAATACCGGGGCTCACCGGGAACTGCTGTTTGCCCAGGTGTAAAGGATTCCTGCGTTACGGTATACGACGGAGTGCCCCCGTCATCCGCAATGACCCATCGGTCTGCTGTATATCCGCTTGAAGTGAAACTCGTCCCCCGCTGCCACACATCGAAGTTGCCGTTGATGATGGCGTTGCGGTAGAGGCCATGCGGATACGGCTGGAGCTTACCGCCGGCAACTAGTCCGGCGGTGAAGTTATACAGCATGTCGATGGTGTCATACGCCTCGATAAGCGCTTCGCGGTTTGCGATAGCATCCGCGATAAACGACGGTTGCTGGTTCTGGACAGCCGCATTCAATTTCGTTCGGTCAGCAGGAAGTTGAGCCATCGGCATCACCCCTAGTAGCCAGACACGCGCCCTTTGAGCGTCATGTCGTAGATTTCGCAGAGTTCGTCACGGTCGTTCTTGATAATGATCTGCGCATAGAATGAGGTCTTGCAGAAAATCAGCGGCCTTGGCGCGCTGACCAAATCGGTGTAATCGAGGTTCGCCCATGATGCTTCGTTCCACTCCGTGACGTTCCATGTCATGTACTGGTTCTTCAGCGCTCGCTCGATCTCGACTTTCGAACTGTAGAACACCACGGCCACGTCGAGACTCGACTTCGTGGCGTACTGGCGGGCGAAAATGATCAGTTCATCGAAAACCGACATCTTCCCTGTCCGCTCGAGCGCGATCAGGTCGGAAATGCGCACGAATTCGATCGGTGTGCCATTTGTCTTTGCAGCATTGTTCCAGTCGCTGCCTGTCTCCGGGTCGAACCGATGAACATGCCCCGTCTCGCCGGCGAAGTAGAGATTCGGACCGCTCCGCGCGAAGCCCGCGGCCCGGATATTCGTCCACGGATACCATTCGCTGTTCCGCACGTCGTAGACGTAGCACAGACGTTCGGTCCCGCGGTTAAAGCGGAGCAGATACAAGTTCGTGCGCGGGTCGAAGTAGCCGACCGCCGCCTCCGCCTCCTGCTCCGTGAGGCCGAGGGCGTCGAAGTCGATTTTGTCCACGCTGATCGACCGCGTCGCATAACGGCGGGACCCGGTGTCCAGCAGCTGCGTATCGTAAATCTCGTACACGCCGTCGTCTGACAGGTAGGCGATGGTGCTTCGGCCGTCCGGATAGGTCAGCCGGGCGATCGATCGCGGCGCGACGACACCGGCGCGCGTGTTCAGGAACTGGTTGCCTTGGAAGTCATCGAACGAGCTGCCGAACAAAATGCCCCATCCCCTGCGCATTGGCAGCATACACACGTTGTCGAAGGCCACGCCCGGACCCTGCATGTAGTCGTTCTCCCGAACCCATCTCTCCCATTGAACAGACGGGAAATAGTCGAATGTCCAGCGTTTCGAATACCACCACGTGTCCGATCCGTCCGACACGAAGACGTGACCCTGATAGCTGAACACGTACTTCATGCCCTTTTGGTGCAACTGGTTCAGGATGTTCGGCGGGTTCGGGTTCGGGTCGTCCGGCGCCGGCGTGATCTGGCTGACGGTGTTCGTGGCGTCGTCATACGCCTTTATCGACCCGCGGTCGACGATGATTTTCCGCGATTGGCTGTTCCCGTCCGTGAAGTCGACATCGAAGATGTCAGCGCTGTTCAGGCTTCCGGAAACCTGCTGCAACGTCGTTCCGTTCAGGCGGTACAGATTGTTTCCGGCTGTCACAAGGATGCGGTCGTCCGCGCCAGTCCGGTAGAGCGTGAGCCATTTGATCGGGTTCGGGAGCGCCGTCGTCGTCACCGGGATCGTGCCGGGGCGCTTCGCGCAAGGTCCGAGGCGGCCGGCGGGTTGCACGCCATTCAGAAGAACGCGCGCCTGATTCGCGGCAAGACCCGTCGGCTGCGCCACGGTGTTGATGCCGCCGGACACGCTCAAGTTGAGCACGACGGCCTGCTGCTTTCCGCTCGGCATCGTCAACCACCCCTTGCCCTGTCGACATCACGGAACGACGGCGGCAATCCGCCGGACGAAGGACCGCGTGCCGATTGCGCTGCCTGTTCGATCACCGAATACCCGGCCTTCGCCTTCGCCTCCATCGCTGCGGATTCGTCGTAGAAGTTTTTCACGTCCTTCACCATCGCCGAAATCTCGGCAATCAGCGCTTGGTATCCGGTCTCCGGACAGTCGACCGGATCGTCTGACTTCGTGACTTGCCGGGGGTAACGGATATAGTGCAGCTCGAAATCTCCGGTGAACCCGCGGATGTCGATCTTGCTATTCGGTGATTCGCAGTACCATCCACGCGCGGATGTGTAAGCCGGACGCTTCGGCATTTCGGACCCCGTGTTAACGTCGATGATCCGCAGCGGCTCGAACATGTTCGTAATGGCAGCCTGCCCCTTTTGGAATGTGACCGGTCCATCGCCGGAGACGGTCAGCGTGTCACTGACTTCGGTGTTGTAGCAGAGGCGCGCCAGCTTCCACAGGGCGACGTTCATGAACTGGATCAGCATTTGGTTCTGCGACGATTCGTCCGGGCCGAGATAGTCGATGTCCATCTTGTTTACCGTTCGGATGACGGTCAGGATTTGGCCTGCATTCCAGGTGTGCATGTGGATCACCCTGATTAACGTCGTATAAGCTCAAAAACCCTGCATTTGTGCATGGTTAGAAAGGCTATCGTGTCCGGGTGGTGCATTGCCTCGGTCGGAGTGTTTGCCGTCACAGGTGGCGTCAGAAGGCCATATATTGGCATGATTTCGCCTGTCTCCTCGATCCGCACGCAGCATGTGAACTGGTACGTCTTCATGTCCACCAATCCACCACCTTCCGGACCATGGCCCGCTTGTATTTGCGTTGCATGTCGGCCGTGAACCGTTTCTTCGCGCTCTCCCACATTTCGAAGTAGCGGTCGATCATGGTCTGGTTCACGCCCTCGATGCCAGGCAGCGACATGATCATGGCCGCTGCATACGCCGCGACCGCGTACGCATACCGGTCGTCGATCGGCAGTTCATCGTCATCGCTGACAAGTTCCGGCGGGTAGGCGTAGTAGAGCAGCGTCAGCGTCTTCGGGTCGGACGGCGTCGGTTTAATGACAAGGTTGCCACCGTAGATGGCGTATCCGCCGATCGGCGATTCAGGATCAACCAGACGCCAGACCATTTTCGGGTGGTCCGGCGAGCCTTCGATCAGGGCATACGCCTCTTTGAAGTCGACCGGAAGCGGATATTCGCCGACGCCCGGCGTGGTCGTGATGGTCGCCGTCGACTGAATCTTCGCAGCCTTCGCAAGTTCGATCAGCGCCTGATTCACCAGCACGCGCATGTGCTCCTGATCGCGGTAAATCCCGTTCGTCATCTGGAAGATCCGGTCTTTCAGGTCGCGCAGGTTCACGATGCGTCACCCCCGTTTCGTCATTCAATCGACCGACTCGGCTTGTGCCGGAATGAAGATTGGATGTTCTCGACCAGATCGGTCGCCATGTCGTGGATCTTCTTGTCTTCGGCCCGCTGCTTGCGTTCCTCGGCCCGGCGGACTTCCTCGAACGGGTTCATGCGTTCCGGCCGGATCCGATACAGCTCACGCTCCACCCGCGCGTCAAGCTCGCCCCACGGCACCGTGAATGCGATATACTCGGCTCCGTGGTTGTCCCGGGCGATGATTTCGTGCCGCTCGCGGGCATGGTTGAAGTCGATTCGTACAATGCGCGGGTCGATCGCCTGCAGGCGATCCTCGATGTTGTGAATGTCGTACTGCGCCACGATTTTCCCTCCCCATATGCAAAGAAATAGGAGAGCCCCGAAGGGCTCTCCATGTGCTGTAACCGATCAGGCGATGTACCCGGTCGGCTCGCTGATGTCGGCCAGTTCCGTGTGCGCGTTCCGGCGGTAGGTGACAAGCGTTTCGTAGCAGAACATCGTCGCCTCGTATGCGTCGTAACCGGACTTCGGACGCAACACGCCGCCCTTGTCGTCTTCCATCCATTCGAAGTCCGAGAGCTGGTACAGATCCAGCTCGCTCGAATCGAGGAAGTACATGCGGTTCGACTCGTGGTAGCGGTCGACGAAGATCGGCATGCCGTCGTATTCCAGCACGTTGAAGCCGCCTTCGAGCGTCATCGGGCGGACGTACCGCACATTCTGTTGCATGATCGCCTCGAGCGCGGCCCGCACACCATACGACGTCGTGATCCAGTCGACTTTGCCGCCTCGAATCTCCGACAGGTCGACGGCCTGCCGCATCAGTTGCTGGGATATCGCCCGCGGCGTGCCGTTGTTGTGCAGGCGGTTCGGCTTCCACCA